CCCCATACATATCAATTAATTCTTGTGCAGCAGCATCTACAACATATTGATATTTCCATCTAGTACCGCCTGTTAAATATCTTCGTTTATAAGCCACTGCAAATATAGGCTCTATGCCACTAGAACTACCAGCAAGAATAGAAATAGAACCAGTGGGAGCAATCGCCCTATTAGCAACAGGTTTGGATACAGATAACTCGTCAGCAAATTTCTTACTGATGTCATCACTGACTCCTTTATATATTGACAACCATTTATGCAGTTCGGGTGTAACTTCATACCTTTCTCCTCTTTTTACCAGCCATTCGTGCATCCCCATTAGACCTAGACCTAATCGCCTATTCTTTTCACGAATAGCATACACTTTTTTATATGGTAACTCAGCACGTAAAGTACCGCATATCAAAAATTTAGTTCCTAATTCTACAACCCTAGCTAGTTCAAGAAGCGAGTCAATACGTCCCAGATTAATACTCCCCAGATTACAAACATCACTGTCATCAGCAGAAGTAACTTCAGTACAGGCATTACGCAATGTTTCCTTTTCATGGTTCATAAAGTTAAAACTAAAACCAGGTTCAGCAGACCTTAGTGCCTGTTTTACATTAGACTTAAATACCTCTCCAACATCGCCTGTCTCCCAATAGTTTAACAGCCAATCCGTATCATAGTTTACACTGATATTAGTCATATCTAGTGGAGCGCGGAAGTTAAAGTCCTGTTCCTTAATCTGCTTCAGAGTAAATCCAGTATCACCAACTGGCATTGTATCCCAATCTTTTGCAGTCAAGAAACTAGGTATGTCATTATGTTTCCAGTTAAGAGATGCATACATAGCAGATCTTCGTGAACCACCCTGCATGACGTTAGCACCTATAGAGTTTATCATCTGCATCTTTGGTATAGGCCCAGATGCTAAACCACCTGATCCACCTAATGACCTGCCGCTTTCCCTATAAATAGAATAATCTATACCTATACCGCCGCCTGTCATCAGACAAGACTCAGATTTCCAACTAAGGTTAGCCCAATCTTCTCTTGTGTCCTCTTCAGCAGACAATAAGAAACAGTTATTATAAAAACGTCTATCTCTTCCTGCATAATAAATATACCTACCACCAGGAACAAATTTTAAATCAGTTATGTAAGTTTGAAGTTCTTTACGTTCTTCTTTACGCATTAGTGCTTCTTCACCTGATCGGAGATTACCACAAACATCTTCAACCAGCACCTTTGCCAATTGTTCCCAAGTATCACAACCAGTATGAGCATACTTTAAATTAAATATATCTTCAGAAAATTTAGATCGAAACATAGGATTCATATTAGATTTGAATGTCGTCATTTGTAATAACCTTTATACGTGTAATTTCTATACCGTCTACGCAGTCTTCAATGGCAGATGAAACTAGATCTTTAAGCTCAGTTTCTAATCCCACCATACCATCGGCAGGAACCCATGAAGCATCATTATCAACATGGGCAAGGATACGAATAAATACTACCATATTTTATTATGTTCTATAAAACCTACGATATACATATGAACGAGTATATCCATTTCTTGCTTTAGCCTCTGTTAAATCTTTAGAGGCTTGCAGCAAGGCTTGTTCAGCATCTTTATAAATGACTTGTGCAGCATCATACGCATCTTGTGCCTCATACACTTCTTTATATTTAATACTGTTTAATTCTTCTTGTTTATCCTGTATTTCTTTTTCAAGATTAGCTATAAGTTCTTTTTCGTTATCCATTTTTTCCTCCTTATCCTGAATCAACAAAAGTATCTTTATTGACGATCTCTACTTTTTCTAACTCAGTGATTAATTTATTAAGATACCACTGAGCTTTCTTCAAATCTTTTAGAGGTTCTCCTTTATAGTCAAATCTCCAAAGATATTTTAATATATTACCTTGTAAGTAATATTTAAACCCCTCTTGTGTAGATGCACTAATAGCATCAATACATTCAATACCGCTTTGGTTATAATGCGGTGGGTGATTAACCATATCATTCATTAATGTATCCTTTTAGAGAAGTTTGCATAAACTATATTACCATCACGATGTTTAACACGATTAACTGGTTTTAATTCTATATTATTATTGTCTACAGCTTGAGAAATTGCATTTTGAATAGTAGCTTCAAGCATCAAAGTTATACTTTCACCGATATCTAATAACATTTGATGAGAATCTTCTCCTTGTATATCTTCTGATGCAAAATCACCTACAAATATCTCTACCGTTCTATTCTGTTTATCATAGTGACAAAATATACCAAAGGTATTATCTGGCACAGTTAATTGATGTATTACTTTTTCTTTTTTATCGTCGAACACGTTAGTATCTCCAGTAAATCTTCAGCATAAACTAATGCTAAAGGTTGTTTTCTATCGCCTTTTAATATAGCAATAGGTTTGGTATTCTTAATTAAGTTTCTTTCTGCTTGTTCCAAAGCATCATATACAGAAAAAGAAGATCTAGATTTACATTCAACTGTCCAAGGAAATAACTTCCTTGCTAGTGGGCTAAGACCTATATCAGGGCCATTAACTCCACCAGGAGTAGAGGTGACATCATCCTTCTCTATACCTTTTAGATTAGAATGCAGATAGTCACGTACCCACTGCTGAAGTCTTCTTCCTTTTGCCTTTGCAGAAGAAACTTTAATCCTTGAAGACCGTGTAGTAGTTGTACGCTGTTGCCGACTTGGATTTCGGGTTTTTCGCATAGACTAAATCAGGCCAACAAGTGTATCTAAAACTACAGTATGTGCAAGTCTTGTGCAGCTTTCTATTACCTGTCAGCTTCCTATAAAAAGTTTCGGGTTCATCCTCAAAGCATCTTTTAAAGTTATTTTCATCAGCCTCAAGGTACTTAGTTATTGTATTGTTTATCTTAGTGGTGTATTGATCTTCATCATCAGGATCAGCAGGAACTACCTTCATCTCTCCTGACTCTTTGTTAATGGCAATCCACCCACCTGCTTTTATATCAGGTGTTTCTTCACGTTCTGCTTTAGTGTATCCAAATAACTGTTCTAGATAACCAAAATCATCATTGTCTTTCAACGCTTGATATGACTCAAACTTTTTATCAAATGCAAACCTAGAAGCACTTTTAATATCCCAAAGGGAATAAGAGTTTCCATCACGTATAATTAAATCAAGTTCTCCATTTATTATACCATGCTCTGTAGGCAGCATAACTCTTTTATTTAAGTCTATTATTTCTACACCTGCTGCCAGTAACAAAGCGACTGCAATAACCTCAGTCATATCACCATACAGCATCTTTATCTTAAAAGAATTTACCTCTGGTAGTTTTTCCCATCCCAATTTCTCAGCATGTAACTGACAAAATGGTTTGCCTATTTGAGACATAGAGGGAAGTTTTGCTCCCCCTTTTCTCTTGAAGTTGAATTTACCTAGTTTGTTATTAAACATCTGACTAGCCCTGAATATAATATCATCAGGGATTTTCGGATCGTTTGCTAGGAAATCTTCAATCTTCTCAGAAAGATTAGTCACCATCTATGATGTCACTAAAGTCATCTTCTTGAATAGTACTTGATGAGTTTTCTCTCATCTTGGTAGCTACCTGCTCATTCTCTCGCTTAACAAGATCAACAAAGTTAGTTATATACTCCTTTGATTCATCAGTAAGAGGATGCATCTTAGTTAGCATAGGCTGATATTTCAGAACAAACCATTTATTAGAACCTCGTTTCTCTTGTTTAAAAGATATTTTCATATCAAAGTTCAAAGGCATATACTGCTGCTTGATCATACCACCCATAACCTTGCTAACTTCCATGAAGTTTGATGGGCCTAGTTTCATACGAAAAGGTACATCTTCTATTTTTAACTTCTCATCAGACCCTGCAATTACTGGATCATCCATCTTAATTAAACCGAATATGTGACGATACAGTTTAACTTTAACTGCATTGGCATATGCTACAGGATCTATGCCTCGTAGTTTTTCCTTCTCTCTGGATGGAATCCAGCCGCATTTGTCACCACCATACCAATCAAGTGCAGTCTCAGAGAACTTCTTAAAATGCTGAGATATATTAGTAAACTTCTCTTGGTCTGGATCAAATACTGAAGTCTGCATAGTATCCAGAAAAACCCTAAAGTATGTGTTCTTTGCAAAGACTTCACCATGTTCAGGATGAGACAAAGCAATAGAAGGTGATGGTACATCTACAAGTTCTTCATTAACTTCTACTGAACTATCCTTGTTTATCCTGGCTCTTGCCAGTGTTGGGCCTTCATCCATTGTGGAATATAGTGCAGCCAACTGGTCTGCATTTGTTACATCTATTGTTGCTAAATCATTCATATTTTTTTACCTTTCAAAAAAGAATCCCTTATAACATAAAATCACTCGTTTGTCAAGCACAATCTTCTTGTTCCATCCAGTTTTTTCCTTGAGACATTTCAACCTCAAGAGGTATGTAGTCTGACAAACCAAACCTATTCTTTGCTTCAGCTTGTGCATCAACCAAACATCCTGGTGCAACTGATTTGACTGTCTCTAACTCATCTGGATGAGTATCTATTAGTACACTATCATGTACTGTATTAATTACTACGCTTTTAAGATTCATCTCCCTTAGTTTGTTGAATAATATTATTACGCCAAGCGGCACAATCTCTGCTGTAGCTACTGACTGTACTGGATAATTTACTATCTGAGTTTTAAATGTAGCCTGACCTGACATATTTCTCTGGCAGTCAGGAAAGCTAAATTGTCTGCCAGTGGCAGTAGTAACTACTTTGTGCTGGATGGCTTCGTTTTGTAGCTGCTCATGCCATTTAAATATGCCTCGATATTTGTTGAAGAACTCTTTGAAATAGGTTCTCTGAGCAGTCGTACCTTGAGTTCCCCCATACAAAGGACGGAAGGTGGAAGCTTTTGCTGGCCCTCGCTCAGTAGGCTCTCCATTTTCTGTAAGGACTTTGGCAGTGTAGGCGTGAACGTCAAAGCCAGATTCGACTTCTCGTTTAACTGTTTCATCAGTTGCGAGTATTCCTGCAACCCTAAATTCAAGTTGAGAGTAATCAATTTCGACAAGTGAACCTCCTTCAAATCTACTAACGAATGCTTTCCTTACAGGGAAAAGTCTGCCTTTAGGCATATTCTGTAGGTTAGGACTGCTGCTGCTTAGCCTACCAGTTGCAGTAATACACTGATTAAAATTAGCATGAAGTAAAGCATCTGATTTAATACCCTTCCGTATACCCTCAATAAAGGCAGACCTATATGTTTCTATTGCTGACAGTCTTACTATGGATTCCAAGAATTTCTTAGCTTCTGGATCAGTAACTTCATTGAGTAGTGTGGCTAACGTGTTCTTATCTGTTTTAAATCCACCTGCTGAAGCTAGTGATACTCTTGGTGAAATATTTAATCCACCTCTCTCAGGTAAGTTCTCATAGACTACACCCTTACCTAAACAGTGAGGACATTTGGTAGCTTTCTTAAAATTACTGCCATCTTTCTTTACCTTGTAGTATTCTCCTCTGCCATCACAGGCTGCACACTTTATAGCTCTGACTTTATGTGACCTATTGAAACATTTAGTTAAGACATTACGAAATGATTTTATATCTATGTTGGGTCTAATAAGCGGCTTACCTCTAGCATCCACACCAATATTCATTTCATCTTTCCAGGTATTTTTATCAACTAACTTGCAAGAATATATAACTTGTGAAAGTTGTTCTGGTGAAGATAGATTTACTTCTAGATCACCCATTAGATCCCTGACCTTCTGATTAAGATAGGAGTTTAACTGTGCTTGCTCCTGCTCATACTCAAGATCAACCTGATCTAGTACCTGTAGATCTATAGCCATACCTGAACGCTCTATGTCAGTCAGCACACTACAGAACTCACACATTAAATCTCGTATAGGTATGAGGGATTTGTTTATACTTCTTTTAAATCTCTGTTGCTGCTTCTCAAATACTTCAGCAGTAGACATTACATCGTAGTATAAATACTTTCTCTGATCTTCCTCAGACATATCTGAGTAGTTCAAACCTTTACTCAATGCATCGCTAAGTAAACTCTGCTTACGAATAACTTTATATTTCTCAGACAGAGCATCTAACGAAAGTTTATTTCGTATACCTTTGCTCAATACATATTCACTGATCATGGTATCTATAACTTTGTTATTACATTCAATACCTACTTCACGCAGCCACGCCAGATCAAACTTAGCGTTGTGCGCTACGATGTATGTGGCTTCATTTATTGCTTCTTGAAATTCATAAAGATAATAATTGTCTATAGGAAATTTCTTAATATATACAGCACCATCACTTCTCCATATAGGTGAACCGTCTAACGCTCTGTAGGTATAACCTATAGCTACTAGAGTGTTATCTTTATTGTATGGTGAAGGGTCTTTTCGATCACCACCTAGATCTATTTCAAGGTCTATAACTAATGCATATTCATTCATCGTTTCATCTCCGCAGCTTGTTTGTCTAACATACGGTCTATGGTGTCACGATTTCTTCTAACTGCTTTTAGTATCTGCCTACTGACATTACGCCTCTCGCCTTTTGATACGTAGTGTCCTCCAGACTTCTTTCTCTTTGGCATTGTGTACCCCTATTTATAAAATATATGATCACCTACTGTAACTACTTTCTCTAACTTTGTCCAGCCTGGATCTATATATTTAGCATGAAAAAAAGTAGCATCATCTACAACTTGAACACTGCCGTAGTTATTATAAACATACTTAGCAATCTGTACAGATTTTGACCATGCTCTTTTGTTTTTTGGGATATCTGATTTACCATCGCAGTACCAGCTAAATTCACAGCGATGCTTTATAGGGTAGGTCTTTTTCCATTTATATGTTGGGCCTTGTTTAACCACTGAACATATATCGTTAGGCCAACGTGGGTCTGCTACGCGATTAAGTGTAACTTCTGCTACAGCTATCTGTCCTATTGTAGATTGATCACGCGATTCAAAATAAATATTCTGTGCTAGGCACGTTAAAGCTGCACCTATTGCTAATATAGTACTTTCTAACATTATATTATATCCTTATATATTATTATATTAGTATTATATATATTATATTATATATCTCTCAGAGTTGATAACTCAACCATATATCATACTTTTATAAGTTTGTCAAGAAAAAAATTAATCTACATATCTACTTATCTCAGGCTCGATACGAACTGTAGCTCTTCCATGCCTTCCTCCTAGTTTGTTTTTGGAAACGTGTAAGTACCTCAAGAAGTTATCTTCTCCACTATCTGTATGCTCCTTTCCAATACCAATAATTACATCAGCTTCTGCTGCCTTACCAATCTTTGAATTAGCCATCTGAGTAAATCTTAATGAAGTTCTACCATCGGCTGTAGCATCTGCTTGTGATACCGCAATTAAAGCTAGATTATGTTTCTTAGCGATGTATCGTGACCTTCTGTAGATCTCACTAAGTCTTAGATCATCTCTTGAGAAGTTACCTTCAACCATCATCTTATCTAGTTGATCTATAATTAAAATGTCAGGTTTGTGTTTACGAACTAAAGCCTCAACTGATTCCATCGTTGGATAGTCAGTAGCATCTCTGATGATGGTCTGATTCTTAATCTTGTTCCACATTTCTTTAGCATATTTCTTACTCAAGAATACTCTATCTTTATCTAGACCACTGTAAGACATAACGGCTCGTCTTTGAGTACGTCTAGCAGGTTCTTCATTACCTATAAGCATTACCTTTGCACCCTGATCACAGAAACTATCGGGGCCAAATGCAGTGCTGACTACAAATGCAGACTTGCCAGTTTCTACGAGTGCAAAAATAGTAGTAAGAGTTCCTGGCCCAATACCTGGACACAGAATATTTAGCTGAGTTAGATTCCATTTCCAAGGTAGCTCATCATCTTCAGTAAAGATATCATCAAACTCATTAGACAACTCAACAAGAACTTCATCTGGTTGAAAACCATCTTGATATCTCTCCACTAACTCCTGTACTTTAGACAGATCTTTTTCAGTTCCATCCATCATAGCAATACCAAGATTAGCTATAGTCTGTCCAATGTGTTCCCTAAATGCAGCACGTAGTATATCTTTAGCTATGTCAGGTTGTACTCTAGACTCCATACGTCTTGTAATGTCCAGTATGGATGCTCGTTGAGAACCAGTAAGCAGAGGATTGTTTGCAAACAGTAGTGCTTCTACCTCTTCTCTATCTAAATCTCTTTCATACTTCTCATGCGACATTCCAATGATTTGAAATATCTTTTTACTTTCTTTTTCA